CCCTCATACATCATTACCTCTTTAATTAGGTTTGCTTTGGCCTCTTGGTCGAACTGCTCTTTAATAGTTCTAAACCCAAACGAATGCTGGTTAATTAGTTCGCTTTCAATCATCTTCTGAAAGTCTTGACCAGCAGCATGAGAGCCAATCTTTGCTTCGTAACGTAATCCTTTATTGTCTTCGTAAAGATTAGTGATTTTTGCGACAACTTTGTTTTTGTCGTGGTCAAGCAAATACTTAATTAGCTGCTTTCCTTGTGGTCCACGTTCCATGATTGTCTTGGTAAACGCACCAGCTTCGATAACGTCACCATCAAGGTCTTTATTGCCAAAAACGGCAAAGTAACCTGAAACAATACCTTGTTTCATGTCGCTATCTGTAAAGCCTTGGTTTAATCCTTTTTTTACGAAACCCATATCGCTATTATCTTTTATTTCACCTAATTCTCTTAATTTACTTCTGCTCCATCCTAAAGCAGCCTTACCTCCCCAAGCGTCATACATAAGCAATCCGCAACCTTCTGAATAAGACGTGGAGGCTTGTAAATCAACCTCGTGACGGCTTAAATACGAATACATTCGCTTAATGGTATCAACCGACAAAGGCTCGCCATTTGCAAGCTGGTTGGCTCTTTGTTTGCCTACTGGCGTACCACAAGGCCCCCAACCATTCTCCTCAACATATTTCAAAACCCTTCTAGCGTTATTTCTAACTGACTGAGGATAATCGGAATATGATTGCTCGGCTTTTTCTAGCATTGCTTATTCGTTTACCCAAATATACAAAGAAAAAAAATTAGGAAACAAAAGGCGATTAAATCACAAATGCATTAGGAAAGTTTCGGCGTGCATAAGACTCTGAAACATAAACAACAACGCAACTGCAATTTACTGTTTGAGCGGCTCCTCCGTTAATATCTCCTGGTTTGTCCATTTGTACAATGGTAAAATTAGGATTGGTAAATTGAAAAAATAAGTCTGCTCTAATTGGTTTGTCTTGCGCTTGTATGTGCTGGATTCTTGGCTCTTTAGCTCCGCCGTGAATCCATATTTTCCAAAGTTGAGTTCCAGTTTGTCTTGCCCAATCTTCAGCAGATTTCTTTTTACCTTCATTGTAGGCTCGTGTTGATTCTGTCCTTGCTATTGCTCTTGCACGTTTTATGTCAGGGATAAACTCTAATAAAAGCCTTTCAATCTGAAAAGGGTTTAATCCATCCTCGATACCTTGAGCAATAATTTCATTTACCTTTTTTTGAGTTGTGTTGGTTACATCTAAAATAAGTTGACCAAGGTTTTGTAAAACCCAATCCTTAATCCATTCCTTCCAAGTGTTTAAAAAGAAATTATCGGGAATAAAAGCCTTCTCTCTGTTGTCTTGTCTTATGCGATTAAACTCTTTGCGTGCTGAATCAACAAAGACATTTTGGTAAAACTGGATGTAAGCGTTTTGCATAGGCAACAATGGAACAACTGGTTTTGCCTGTTCCTTCAATGCCTCTGTAAATATTTTTACTCCAAGGCGTTCGTATCTCTTTAAGTCTGCTTGCGCTGACCTTTTAACCTTAGAATAATTTATTTTTCTCATTGCTTAGGCTTGGAAATCTACAAAGTCAGTTGCTGCACCTCCTAAAGCCTCCTCGCTTGGAATTACGTTGCTTGGAATCCAATGTACATCCATTGCTGGGTCTTCGCTTGCGTGCCAGTTTAGTAGGCTTCTAACCTCGTTACCAGTAAAGTAAGGTGACTTGCCATAAGTGTCAAGAATTACCTTTACATCGGGTTGCAACTCGCTAAAGCTAGAAATATCAAAGTCGATAACGTAATCCATGCCATAAGACTTTCCAATCCATTGAGTAAACTTCTCCTCAATCATTTGCAGTTGCGGCATAATTACATCGGTAACCAAAGCCTTTTGAGCGCCTTCTAAGTTGGCATAAGTAGCGTTAGACGTAAATAATACTGGATTAACTCCCCAAAGACCGCAAAGGGTCTGCAAGTCCATGTTTTGAGAGTTAATGATATCCATTGCAACTGGGGACAATCCGATTGCATCGTAACGCAAAGGAATGGAAGAGGCAACGATTTTATTAATGTTTTTATTGCCATTAATACGTTCGTCAATTCTTTCATCCATTTTTGCCCTTTGGTCAGGCGATGGCCAAAACTCAGGGTTTGTAATGTTAGGCGAAATAATACCTTTGGCGCCTCCGTTTTGGAAAGTCTTTTGCTTTGCCTCGGTCGCTTCGTTATTTGCTTGCAAGGTCTTTAAACCAGCCAATAGGGGAGGCATACCTCTAAGTTGTGCGCCGTTCAAATCCCAAGTAAGGTTTGTGGTTTTGATGTGCAATACTTGGTCTGCTGGTATCTCAATGTTTTGGTCTCCAATAATCAATTTGTAGCCTCTCACAGGCTCAAACAAATTACCAGCTACAATTTCCACATAGTTTGACGGCATTACGTACATCTCCTTAATCTTGCCCTTATTTGGTCCTTCAGCTGGAGAAAAGCCATAAACAAATATTTCACCGCTAGTATTGTACCACGTTAGCATGGCATCTAAAAACTCCACCCAAGTTTGCATCGGGTTAGGGTTTTTAATTAGCTGGCTTACTGGGTCAGAGTAATTAACATCTTGCAGCTCTTTTTTTCTAAACGCTATGCTTTGCAATCTGTTTAACTCTTTAGAGTTGTATTTCCCTCCTCTGTATTTCTTTGCTGCTTCAGTTTCTTTATAAACGTAAGTAGGGCATTGTTTGCCCTTCTCTGCTATTTTCCGAATAATTGAATAAACTAAAGCGTTTCCCTTGTAACCTTGGTCAATAAAAGTTTGCTGGTTTGAGTCATACCAAACAACAAGAGTCGAAGCCGTAAATTGGCCGTATAGGATTTGATTGAGCAGATTTACATCGGGATAAGTCTTGGTTGGCATGACTTGTGGCGTGATGTAATTCTGAAGAGCCTTTAATAGCATAGCATATTCGTTTTAACAAATATACCTATTTATTTTTTTCTAAAAATGTAGTTCCATAAAACCAAATTACAAGCATGGAAGCTCTTGCTACCCAATGCCATGTAAGCGGATTAAAATCTAAAGTTATAAATGCAATCAGCACGTATGTGATAAACATTAGAATAATCGCTGCAATTGTTTCTTTGCTCATATTGAAAAGGTAAATTTTGAACCCAAAAGTAATTCGGTAAATCCCCAAACAAGCGCATCTACTCGGTCAGGCGACTTGCCTTTATCAGGGTCAAATGTAATCATTTGATTTTCAAGGATTGGAAATTGGCCAATGTGATAAATTTTATTTTGCTCATAAAGTGAATAGATAGGCTCGGCTCTGACGTATTTACCCTTAATTGCATTTACTAACTTTATCCTTGCGGTCGTGTTTTGCGACCTCAAAACGCTTTCAACCATATCTCCTCCCATGTTTTTCTCGGCAACTATGCAATCGGCGTTCCAGCGTTCAAATGCTTTAACGGCAACGGCTGCCCATTGGCTAGGGGAGTATTTACCGCTTAGGTCTTCCAATACATATCCATTTCCATTTGAATCTTTAGCACAAACAATTATACCAGTCTCATCTGAATCTAAATTGGCGGATGCTGCTGGGTCAACCGATATCACAATGCGTTCTAATTGTGGCGAATTCGCCATTCTAAGACGTTCAATTATTTGCCTATTCCACAACATTCCCTCAGCATCTTCTAGCCAATGGCCAAGGAATAAATGGTTGTATCTGTGTAGGTTTTCTTGCTTAACTCTATTGGCTTGGTCAATAAATGACTGGCTTAAATTTTGTAAATTGTCTAAATAGGTAGTGTGAATATAGGTGCAGTTTTCAGATGGATTTTTTACAAATCGACCGTGAATCCAATGTGATTTAAAACTAGGATTCATTACCAAAATTATTCTATTTGGTTTGTTTTTAGCTCTTATTGAAAGGTCTATTCGGTCAAATGTTTCTTCATCTTGTTGTTCTTCTGCTTCATCTAATACCCAAGTCGTAACGCCAGCAATTGACTTTAGATTAGCCGTTGCGGTGCCTTGGCTGGTCTTTATGCCTCGAAATAAAATCTTTGAGCCTGTCGCCTTGTTAATGATTTCGGACTGCGTTATTTCAAAGTCATCCGATTTATTCATCAACTCAATCTTGTCGATGAACTCAGGTATAATCGAAATAAATGCAGAAGTTAGAGTCCAACGAGTAAAAAGGATTACGTGTCCCTCTTCGTAAGTTAGGTTTAAAAGAAATAACGAAAGTGTCCACGACTTACCGCTACCTCGACCACCAGTAATTAGGAAGTAACGGCTTTGAGGATGCTCTATAAAAAGAGGTTTGTATTTATCTATTATTCGGATTTTATCCACTCGATTGGAGGCGTGATTTTGTCGCCTTTAGTTGTATGGTCGTGGTCAAACTTATCCCTTTGCCCTAGCCTTTGTTTTCCTAGCCAAATAAGCATACCTCGGTCTTTATCCTTTAAAGCTGCCTCGTATTGCTTGGCAAGTAGCAACGCATCTCCCTTGCTCCTATTTTGCCGTAAAAACTCGGTAAAACCCATTGCGAGGTCATCTTTGCAGCGGTTGTAAAATGTCTCCTCGTCTATGCCTAAATAAGCAGCACATTGGACGCCTGTACATCCAGCTTGTACAAGTCGTCCCATTTCTATCCAGTCGATTGGTGATTTTGGTCGTGCCATATTACAAAGTTACTCCGTTTTTTTTAATGACTAAAGCTGGGTCTAATTTACGCATCCTGTCGACAATGACTTGGCAATACTTTGGGTCTAATTCAATACCGTAGCACTTGCGCTTTAGTTGGTGGCTTGCTACCATTGTAGACCCTGAACCTAAAAACCCGTCAAATATTAATTCGCCTCTAATATGGTCATCTATAATTTCAGATAACATGTTAATTGGTTTTTGAGTTGGATGAACTCTTTTATCTTTTTCACCTTCTCTAATCATTCCATTCCACAATTGGTCATAAATTCTAATAGGTGTGTGAAAACTACACCAAGCCATTTCACCATCTGCAAAAGTATTTCTAATGTCTGTTCCAGCTCTTTTATTCCATATTAACCACCCATCGCTAAATGGTAAAAAATCTGTAAAATAATTACCTCCCCAAATAATAAATTTATCAAAACCTAAAGAAATACAAGTTTGATAAAATTCATTAGCCGTTTCTGTAGTATCATCAGCTATTACTTCAGAGTACTTTCCTTTTTTTGCAACGCCAAAATTTGCTCCAACCATTTCAGATTTTACAACTTTTATGCCATAAGGAGGGTCAGTAAATACCATATCTGCCTTCTCTCCATTCATCAACTTTGCAACTGTATCAGAACAAGTGCTATCCCCACAAAGCAAACGGTGGTCTCCAATCTCAAATAAATCGCCAAGTACAATATCTGTCTCAACTTGGTCTGGCATTTCATAATCATCCTCCTCCGCACTTAACTCTTCTTTAACTTCAAAGTCAGGAATATCCAATCCCCAGTCTTCTAAATTATCCGCATCCCATTCGTTTGCCAACTGCTCCCAGTCCCATTCACCAAATCCCACGTTGTCTTTAATTATAAATTGCTTCTGCTCGTCTTCTGTTAAGTCTTCTGCAAAAATGATTGTAACCTCTTTTAATCCTGCTTCTTTGCAAGCCTTTAGCCTCATATTACCCCCAAGCACAATCATATCTGAGCTAACTACTATTGGCCTAATTTCGAGCATCTTTGGGAACTCCTTAATTGATTTAACAAGCTTGTTAAACTTATCATCCTTAATTAACCTTGGGTTATTAGGATTCATTTTTACTTCAGAAATTTTTACTTTTTGTATATTCATATTGCTTTAATTTAATTTTAAAAAAAAGCTTGAGCAAAACCCAAGCCTTTTTCGATTAACAAAAACCCAAAATAACTACATTAGTATTATTGTCTGACCAGTCGGCTCGCCACTAAAATTGCAAAGCTTTCCGTTCCATTCAAATCTTACTTCTTTCTCTCTTCCTTGGTAAGATGCTGCTAGCGTTCTAATCTGTCTTTGTACTATATCCATACTTTCAAACTTTCCTTTTCCTTTGTTTGACCAAGGGGACCATTGTCCGTCTCTTAATCTATAACGAATTTCCAGCGAATAGTCAGGCTTTGAAATCGGGTAACCTTTAGGCATCTTTTCGCTTTATTACTACCTCCAAACCAATCTCTTCACAAATCTTTCGCAAGT